CAGAAAGTAGAGGATATTTACTTAAAATGTTAGGTGTAGACGGTTTCTTAGCACTTATCTACAAGGATAAGGCACTATAATTCAAAACATAACCAATAAAATAAAACAAAATGAACATCAAATTCGAGCAAAAAATCCAAGAACTAGGCATTGACAAAGAACAAATGTCACAGCCAATCAAAAAAGCCATTAAAGACTTTTACACTCAGTACGAATCACTTGTAGACATACAAAATGATTTCAATGACGTAGATGACGAAGACAAAGAGGAATTAAGAGAAGAACTAGAGGAATTACAAAAACTAGTAGAAGACGCTGATGACGTTCTAGTAGGTAAAGTAAATCTTTGGTTTAAAAATAAAGATGTTTACGCTGCTAATACAGCTAGAATGCTAGAAGGAAAGGCAAAGAAGGACTTGGCTGCAAAAGGTGGAGTTACACCCCCTGCACCCGCTCCCGCTCCTGACCCGACACCTGCACCCGCTCCGACACCTGACCCAACTCCTGCTCCTGCACCTGCAGTTGAGAAAGAGCAAAGTTCAGATTGGGTTTGGTGGGCTTTAGGTGGAGTGATAGCTCTAGTGACGCTTGGCAGGGTAGTTTTGAAAGACAAATAGATTATGGCATATAAAATATCAAAAGCAAGTTACGCTGCAGCCAAAAGGCTCGGAGTAAGCATTAAACCTTCTACCGTAAAAGGCAAGAAGGTTGATGTTTTTAATGCCAAAGGTGAAAAGATAGCCTCCATCGGAGCTTTAGGAATGAATGACTTTCATTTGTGGAAACAGAAAAAAGGTCTTGAGTTCGCAAAAAGAAGGAGAAAGGCATATAAAATGAGGCACGAGAAAGATAGGCACGTCAGAGGAAGTGCAGGTTTTTATGCAGACAAAATCTTATGGTAGGTTGGCATTTTAAAATTTGATAATTGAATTTTTTTGAACAAGTTAATACAACAATTTTTAGGAGGTGGATGGGTAGTGCTATTGATAGGTGCAGCGGGTATGATAGCAAGACTCGTTACAACTAACGATAAACTAGCAGGTAGTGATGTTGTAAAAAAAATGGTTAGTTCCATGATTGCATCAATGATAGCATGGTTCATAATGGAACAATTTGAAATGGATTCTATGTACAAAGCAATAGCATATGGGTTAGTCGGGTTAAATAGTCCTGAAATAATACAAGGAGTACTTAAAATAAGTGGACAGTTTGCTGCTGACCCTATGTCATTTATGAAAAAAGAACAACCAAAACCAAAAAGAAAACGATGAAAAATTTAATGTTGATTTTATTGACCTTGATTATTTTAGGAATTTCAGGATTCGGTAAATATGTAGAATTAAATACTAAAAAGATTGCAATAAGTGTTTATGAGGACAGGTTAGTGCCTCAGCCATATTTAAGCAGAAAGTTTGATTATTATGGAACAGCCATACAAGACCAAATAAAAGGTATCAAAGGAGGTAAAATAGACCTTGCACCAATTTTAGAAGAAAAAAGAATCACAGATACAATGTGGGCTGCATACCTAAGAACCTATCTTGCTGATGAGGAAAAAATTATAGCTGAAATATCTAAAAAATATATAGATTCTGCCGACAATTATTTTGCCGAAATAACCAAAGATGAAATAATAACTGAAGAAGAAGCCAAAAAAATGGATGAAAAAATATATCCTGTTTTGGAAAATATCAACAAATTAGTAAACATTCAAACTACTATAGGTTCTGAGGACACAAAAAAAATAATAAGTTTACTTAATAGTTTTTCTAATTTTATTATTGGAGCTATGGCTTTGGCAATAGCACTTCTTGGGTCTTTAATCTATGATATGTTTAAAAATAGGTCTGTCAAAAAACCTGTGACCAAGACTAAAAAAAAGGTAGCAAAAAAAGTAGCAAAAAAAAATACAACAAAAGGTAAAAAATGAAAAAGTTCTTTTTAATCATAATACTCTGTTTATCAATCAAGTCTAAAGCTCAGTACTATGTTATGGCTGCACCAAATGTAGCTTTTAATACCCCATTGAATGATACTAGAAATCTCATCGGAGCTACTGTGGAAGTGGGGAAATATTTTGGTAAAACAGCTATTGGTATTAATAGTGGGTGGTGGACTTTGGATAACAAGGACTTTTATCAAGAAGTTATGGCTACTTTCCCTTTAATCGACAATTTTAGCGTAAGTGCTGCAATAGGATATTTTTATCACTATAAAGACATTACAATGGAATATGACTTTAACTATGCCGTACCATTAAAAAATAAGTACTCATTTGTATTAAGCTATGGAGTTCAGAGTGCTTTCGGAAGTACGGTTTCGTCTTATTCACTAGGAATTAATAAAGATTTTAACCTAAAAAAATAAAAATATACTTAATTTTAATTACTAAATACAATATATGAAGCAGTTTTTAATAAAAATGTTTTCTGACAAAAGTGATATAAACTCTAAAACAGTTGTGGGTTTCATTTCCTTTGTCACAATGATAGTTTATGGCTTAACAGACGTAATTACAGGTGCTCTCCACAAAGAGTTTGTAATTGAGCCAATTGTATTTAATGGCTTGATGTATACAACTTTTGGTTGTCTAGGCATTTCAGGGGCTGAAGCCATTTTTGGTAATAAGAATTTAGCAAAATCTGAAGAACCTAAAACTGAAGAATAATGGAAGTTAAAGCTCCGATGGACTACAAAACATTCGCAAAGAACCCAATAGTAGCTATGCTATTTATTGTTATTATAGGCATTGTGTATGTGTACATGGATATGAAAGGTACATTCCATAAATACACAGATAGTCAGGATAAGAGAATAACTATGCTAGAATATAGAGACAGCATAAAAACTGAACATATTAGGCATTGTGATAGCTCTCTAGCTTCTTTGACTACAAAAGTTCAGTACTTAGAACAAAAGGGTGGTTTGGCTTTTATAAAGCCTGAACAAATGAATCAAGTATCTTTTATAACAGCTTATAAATAAATTAAATGGATATTTCAAAATTAGGAACAAAGTTACCACAGGCAGTATTAGACGAAATACCTGCAATTATGGAAAAGTTTGGTGTGACCAATCCTTTAAGGTTGTGTCACTTTTTAGCTCAATGTGCTCACGAAAGTGGTAATTTTAAGTTTGTAAGAGAAAATCTTAATTATTCTGCAGACGGACTTCGTAAGATATTCCCAAAGTACTTTCCTACAAATGAACTAGCTGCAAAGTATGCTAGACAGCCTGAAAAGATTGCAAACAAGGTGTATGGCAACCGCATGGGTAATGGTGATGAGGCTAGTGGTGATGGTTGGAAATTTAGAGGACGTGGATTTTTGCAAACGACAGGAAAATTTAATTACACAGACTTTGATAAGTTTGTAGTGGACGATATTTTAGCAGACCCTGATTTAGTTGCTAGTAAATATCCACTTATGAGTGCAGCTTTTTTCTTCGATAAGAACAAATTGTGGGATATTTGCGACAAAGGTCATGGACATGAAAATGTACTTGCATTAACAAAACGAGTTAATGGAGGCACTATTGGTTTGGCTGACCGTCAAAAACATTTCGATTCATTTCATTCAACAATGGCTTAATATGTCAGATTTAACAAGTAAACTAAGCAAAGCAAATAGTACATTTCTAAGGATAGCAGCTATATCTACAGGCATTGTGGCTGTTTTTGGTCTTTACACCTTTTATAAAAACAACATATGGTCTCCTAAAATTACGATTGATAGCATTGACTATAGTAAGGGAATTGCTTATTTAACCATAAATGGTAAGCCGTTTGTGCTTAGAGGTGAGTCTAGTTATCTTATAGCTTATGATTGGGGTGTAAGGTTCGGTACTTCTATTCAGCCAAACGGGCAGCGTTATTTTGACAGAATAGAAATCCTCAAAAGAGGCTTAGTAGACAAAATACTAAGGAATAAAGACGATGTTCATTCGTTTACGGGTAGCGAAGAGGGTATCGTTAGCGGAGTTTGGGGTGTACCTAAAAGTGCAGGTTTTGACGTATTCAAGGATAAATCATTCACAGCTAACGAAGAGACCTTTTGGGATGACGCTTTCTTTGGGGATAAAGGCAGCTTTGGTGCAAATGTGACAGCTAAATAAAAAAAAATATAGGTAATTAGAAATAATTGCTAATTTTATACAACTTATTTTTAAATCTAAAAAATAAAAATCATGGAAAAGAAAGGTATTGTATCTACAGCAGTTGGAGTTGGTATTAGCTTACTAGTTCTTTATGTAACCGTTAGAGTAATCAGTTCTGCTTGGAAAAGTGGTCAATAATCACTAAAAAATATAAAAATGGCAACAGCTAAAAAGAAAATCAATGTAGCAGAAATTGCTAAATTGGCTAAGAAAATTCGTAAAGATGGTGAGGCTTGGACGTCAGCTATCAAACGTGCAGCAATCGCTCTGAAAAAATAAGCATTATGGCAAAAAGGAAGGAAAAGGTCATTATATTCGAGGGAGAAGATAAATTCGTAAAACCTCGAAATCACTCGTATGATATAGGTACGGGTAAGTCTGAATTTGTTGGTAGTGACGGGGAAGGTAAAGATGTAAGAACTAACATACCCCCTTTAAACGCTGAAACAAAAGACGCTATTCAAGGTGGTTCAGGTATGCCTTTGCCCCAACTTGGCTCTCCTACCTTTTGTGCTGATTTAGCCACTTACATTTCTACTAATGGTGGTGGAGCTGCAACTCCAAATGAAACTATGGCTGCTTATGATATGTTTCAAAGGTATTGCAACAAGCCCGAAGATAGTACTACTAGCACAACTACTAGTACCACAACGGAAGCTCCAAAACCTAGTACAAACGTGGTAGTACCTGCAGTCCCCGTAGTTCCCGTTATGCCTGTTTTACCTTCAACCAATCTAGGTGTTAGACCTATGGGCGGTGGTGGAGGCGGTGGTAGTGAAGATGCTGCACCTGAACAAAAGAAAAAGAGCTATTGGTGGTTATTACTTGTTGCACTAGGCATTTACTTAGTAGCTAAAAAGAAAAAAGATTAAAATGAATACAACAATAGAAAATAGTGCCCCTCCTGCACCCGTAAGCACACCTGCTCCTGCACCTGCAGCAGCTCCTATGCCGATGGCTGCACCTCCACCCGCAGCACCTGCACCTGCTATGGCAGAAGGAGGTGAAACAACAAGTGGTGGCGGTATCAGAGCTTGGTTTGGTGATATTAATGTAGTAGAGGTGTCAGTATCTGCTTTGATAGTGGGTGTTGGTATTTATGCTATTCAATATTTCAGACTAATGATGGCTATGGAAAAGAGTGCTTACAATGATGTGATTGAAAGAATCGGTAAGTTAGAAAGTGCTGCTCTTGCTGCTAAGAAAACAGCAGAAGTAAACGCTTCAGGCTCAAGAGGTAGAAGACCCGTTATGAGACTTGGATAATATGACAAAAAAAGAAACTAGTACAACGTATAGTCCATTTTTATCTGTTCAGCAGATAAGACTTGTAGACGTATTTGTAGTTTCTCCTTTTTGTTTTTATGTAGCTAGTCAAAAGAGTTTATCCAATCCAATAAGGGTTGGTTTATTCGTTTTAGGACTTTCTACACTTTTATACAACGGAAATAATTACTTGAAAAACAGAAAATAAATGACAACAAATCAAAAGATTCTAATTGCTTTAGGCTTAGGTGCAGTAGCATTTTATATCTACAAGATAAGAGGTAACAGAGGTAAAGGTGCGGTTACTCAGCCTCAAGACAATAGAGGCGGTCTCACTTACGAAGAAGTAGTTAGAAGTGGAGGTGGAGGTATTAAGCTACCTAATAGAGAACCATCTGTAATTCCATCAAATAGGGTATTTAGTAATCTTTATGGTGGTATGATGGATAGCAAAGAAGAGGTTTTAGCCTTTGAAAGTGCTGCTATGAAAAAGTATTCAGTAGGCGGTAAACCAACGTTAGGTGATACTTTAACTACTCAATTTGGAGTTTATCAATTTACTGCTCCCGAATCAAGAGGCAATAGTATACAAGCGATACAGACGGTATACAGACCTAACAGGTGGGTAAAAAAATAAAAATATAAAAAAACAAAATAACCATAAACAATTATGCTTGATTCCATAACATACGGCAATCCAACGCAAAGGCAATTACCTTATTTAGAGGCTGAAAGCCCTTTAGACAAACATTTGCCTCAATTAATCAAGTTTGGTTTCCCTTTAAATAGCTCAAAAGCTACTAGAGAGGAATTAAACGAGTTAGTAGATTTTATCGGTGATGTAAAAGCTGACGAAGAAGCTCTCAAAAGATATAGGTCATACGACCCTTCTATTGAAAGAATCTTTGCTAGTGTGATTATTAATCAGGAACTAGGGGACAAAGGCATAGAACTAGTAGATAGTTTAATAGACGAAAGTCTGCCTGTGATACTTAAATTAAAGTACCATTTTCAGCGTCCAAGACCTTATCAGTTAGCACAGCACTACAAATTAAAACTATTCCCTTTTAGCTCAGTTTCGGCTGAAACACCATCATATCCTGCAGGTCACACATTTCAGGCAGCTCTGATTTGCCAAGTATTAGGCAATCACTTTCCTGAGAAGTTTAGCTATTTTGATTCTTTGGCTAAGGACATTGAATACTCAAGAATTTATTTGGGTCTTCACTATCCTTCAGATAATGATTTCTCACTTTATTGTGTTGAAACAATTATAAAAGACAGAGATTTCAAAGCTAGATACGGACTATAATGACAGAAACAATAAAATTCACAACGGGTGGTAAGCCGATTACACAAAGGTCTGTTTGGAAGGGATGGCTTGAAATAGACGGCAAAAGAATGTATCTGAAGTCTAATTGGGAAAGAAGATATTGCCTGTACCTTTCATTTATGAAAAAGCATGGTCACATAGTTGATTATTGGTATGAGCCTGAAACTTTTTGGTTTAAAGGCATTAAAAGGGGAGTCGTAAGTTATAAAGTTGATTTCAAGGTAGAGTTCCCAAGTGGAAACGTAGAGTACATGGAGGTAAAGGGGTATGAGACTTCTCAAGATAGGACTAAGTATAAAAGGATGGCTAAATACCACCCTGACGTAAAGCTAAGAGTGATAGGCAAAGAGTGGTTTAAACAAAATGGCGGTAAATTAAAAAATATAATTTCAGGTTGGTAAATTTGAGATAAAATAAATACATTTGTTCAATAAAAAATAACCATGAATCTTGATAATACATTTATAGCCTTAGAGACTTTTGTCAATTATTTTAAGAAAAATGGATATGACAAAACAATGGCTGCTCTCACAATAGAAGATGGTCAAGTAACCTCTTTTGATGACCCATACATAAATTTGGTATTAAACTCAGTTTCACAGGCATTCAGTATGGATGTAGAATCTTTACTCTATGCCAAGTACGCTAGAGGGGATAACAAGTTTGCGGTGGGTTTTTGCGTTTACTATCTTTACAAAAGTATGACTATACGAGACATTAGTGATAATGTGTTTACATCTAGGCATAAGACCAATATCAGTAAATACAAAATCCTGATTGAGTCTTTGAATCCTAAATACAAATCGGATATACCATACTTAAAAATAAAAGACAAACTAGATAAAATACTATTAAACAAATAACCATCATGGAAAATCAGACTGAACAGCAACAAAATCAGCAAACCTTTACAGAGCCAAAAAGGGAGTTTATGCCCTTTAGCGACAACGTAAATGATAAACCATATAGTCAGCCTACGGGTTTTGTTTCTCAAGACCAATTATCTACTATTATTCCTGAGCCTTCTTTTCAACCTCAGTCAATCAATACTAGAGACAACCCATACGATATGTTAGGCGGTGATGGTGGCGGTGGCGGTAATCGTAGAAACGAATCAGCTCCCGTAAACCCTGCTATGAATCAAGCAAGTGATGCAGAAAAGAAAGCAGGTGCAGAACACTTAGCTACAATCATATTAGATACCTATGAGCAAATCAACTCATGGGGAAATATGTTCCTAAAAATTCCTGAAAAAAGAATTAAAAAACTTCAAGCTGAAGGTGAATTAGATTTATCTATTCAAGTTCCTACAGCCGATGGTTCTACAATTTCTGCAGGTGAATTTATCGAAGAGTTTAACAACCAAACAAAAGATACTTTAGTTGTTTCTAAAGAGTTCAAAAAAGACGTTAAGCCTCCACTAGTAAGAATACTAGAAAAAAGAGGTGCGGGTATGACTGATGAGCAGTATGTACTCTTTGCTTTTGGTAAGGATATTGCAGTTAAGAGCGTTCTCATTTATCAAATGAAATCTACTGCAAACGATTTAATTAATGCTCTAGTAGAAAATACTGCAGCTATTAAATCTAGCGGTGCTGTACCAACACCAAAACCATCTGCACCAAAGCCTACACCAACTCCAACCCCGACCCCTACTTATGAGCCTACTCAGGACTTTGATAATTTCAATTCAAATGAGGCGGTAATAAACTCAACTGTAACGGAACACAAAGTTCCTTCAACGGGCAAAGCAAAGCTCATGGAACAAAGAGCAAAGGAAAAGATTTGGAGTGAAAATGCAGCAAAAGCAAATGGTGGAAGTAGCTCATATCAAGAGGCTATGAAAAGCAGAAAGACAAACGGTAAAAGAGGTCGTAGACCAAAAGATTATATCAGCAACATTGACGAAAGTGAAATAGCTGAAGCAATCATTTTGAGAGAAACGGACAGAGACGGAAAAGAGAAACCAAATCCACAAATGCAAGGACTAGATTAATAATTAAAAAACAAACAATGAATTACGAATTACAAGAGTTATATAAATACCTTAAACTTCACTACGAACCATTGACAGAAAATGACTTGTCAATTAATGAGCCTGACGAAGATGAGGACACAGAATACATCTGTTGTGACCAAAAAATAATTACTTTGAAAGAAGGTTATTTTAACATCTGTTGTTTATATGATGCACACCCTTGCGTGAGATTTGCGAGTAATGAAGAGGTATTAGCTTTCTATGAAGGTTACAACGAAGGGTATCACTACTATTTCGATGACCCAATAGACGCTGCTAGAGCAGTAGGGAAGATATTTAGTACGCATGAAACACTACAAGATAAAGAAGTGGAAACTGCGGTTCAAAAGGCTGTTTCACCTATTCAGATTAGATATAACGAGCAAGAGGAAAATGAAAATTAAAAGCCCTGAATGGATTGAGTTTAAGCAGCGAATTATGAGTGTTATTCGTGTGTTTGACAGAGAAGCAGAAAAAATATATTTCCCTGTTGAAAACGATGACGATTTTATCATTTATGTAGAGGATTGTAAGGTTATTCCGATTTTTATAAAGAAAGAAAACTTTATGAAGATTGAGTATGACTTTGCTATGTGTGATACTACTATCAGAAGAATATCATTTTCAAAAGTGTACGATTCTTACAGAATAGAAATGGCACTTAAAGAAACAAAAAATTAGAAATGGGAAGAGAACCTTTATTGATGGCAGCAGTTGGTAAAAAAGGTGTGGGAAAAACTTGGGCTCACATGATTACCATAAACAAATATGTAGAAGGAGACCCTTATCATGGCATTAAAGGTCGTAAGGCTCTTGTTATGGATGTAAACGATGAGTATGGAGTATTTGGAATTAGAGGTTTGTCGCTTAATGACGTAGGGCTTTTTACTATTCACCCCCATGTAGAAGTTAGAAGGATAAGACCTTTCCACCCCAACGGAACTAGAATGACACTAGACGAATGGGCTCAGGCTTTGTTTTATGTATTAAGCACTTTTAAAAATGGACTTTTAGTAATTGAAGACCCTTCTAAATTTATTGGTGACCATATGCCTTCTGATTTAGTGGGTGCTATTGCTACAAATCGTCACGTTGGTTTGGACATCATTTTATCTTATCAATCTATTGGTCGTATCGTAACTAAACTTTGGGGTAATCTAAACCAATTAAGATTTCATAAGAATGTGGAATCAGTAGAAAGGCATAAAAATAAATTCCCTGATAAGTTTGAGTATATGCGTATTGCCGAAATTATGGTAAATAATCAGTACGATTCAGGCAACAAGAGGTTTTACTGCTATGTAGACATGGACGAATCAAACATCAGAGGTAACTATAGCCAAGAAATGATTGAAGATGCTGTAGAGCAATATATTAGCGAAAACTTTAGAGCTCTTACAAATCCTTATTTGGTGCTCAAAGACGAAAAGAATAAGAAAAAATACAATGATAATACTGCAAGAGCTGAAGTTAAAAGAAGGCTACTTGCTCAGTATATAGGATAGTTTATATGTTGAGTTTTTCGTTTTATCCCCTTTAGTTAATTCTATTGGGGATTTTTTTTGCTACAAACAAAAGCAATATAAAGTATTAAATTAAGCCATTTTGCTACTAATGATTGTAGTAAACAAAGTAATTATATTTAATTATCAATTAAAATTAAGTACATAGGTTTGGTATGTCATTTGAATCTGTATTCAGTTGATACACAATCATTCTTAAAAACTTAAATTAGAAAAAAATGGACTTCAAATCTCTTGCAGGTAAAGTTTTAGTAGTAACAGCGGGTGTAGCCCTTTATATGTTAGCAGTTAAGCCGTTGCTTGACAAAGCTAAGATTGGTGCTTAATTCATAAGGAACTAACTACAACAAATCAAATTTTTAAAAAAAATAAATTAATTCACAATGTCTAGTATTCAAAAGTACTTACAACAAGCTAACCGCTCTATTAACGAGCAGTTTATTGGTGTAGACGGTTTCGCAGACGAAACCTATTTTACAGGTGCAGAAAACTTCTTCAGTGCAGCTGACGCTTCTACTGCAGCAGCTCCTATGGCAGCAGCAGGTATGATGAAGTCTCAACCTTACATCATCACAGTTTCTAACGCTTCAAACGCTGCAGTTTCTGTAGATGTATTTGGTGCTTACGTTTACTTGAACAATGCAGGTTTCTCTGCAGGTTCTTTAACTGTAAACAACGTAACCATTACGTCTAACCTTTCTAACACAACTTATTACAACTTACTTAACCAATCAAGTGTAAGCCCTTTCACAATCGGTTCTACTTTGATTTCTTCTGTAAATGGTACAACAAGTCAAGTGTTACAACCAATTACTTTAACTACTCAAGACGCTAACGGTAACCAAGCTGTTAAAATCTTGACACCTGTAATTGACCCTTATCAGAACCAAAGTGGTGTTATCGAATTGAAACAACCTTTCCGTATCGATGGCTTCACTAAATTGACTTTCACTATGTTCGCAAGTTCAAGTGTTCAGTTCCAATTCTACCCTTCTGATAACATCAATATTGCTCGTGGCTTAAACGGAGACCCTGTTTCTAAGCAATACGGTAGTCCAAAGATTATCAGACCTGCTGCTCGTTAATTCTAGCGGTATAAAATAAAAAAGAAAGGGCTGAAGCAGATTTTATATCAGCTTCGCCCTTTTTTACTTTTAATTCACTAAATTGCATATCATGTCGAGTAATGTAAACATATACGCATACACCGCTGCAGCGAATCCATATTTTGTGAAATCGTTGGCACATAGACATGGCTACGAATTTGACAGAGACCAACCTCTTTCTACGGTTTTACAGCAACTCGTGTCCTACGAGGGCGAACCTATATTAATGGAAATTATCGAAAATAACCCTGACAAAGAATTGTTCATGGACTACTTCGAAAAGAAGTACGGTAAAAAGCCTGATGGCTGTACTTGTACCGCTTCAAATCCAAATAAAAATATTCTTGAATCTTACATGAACTTCTCAGGTCAGCTTCAAGCTCAAGCAGCACAACAAGTTGCTGACAATAAAAAATTAACTTCGGAAACAGGTATGTTAATGTTTGCAGGAGCTGTGTTAATTGCCTTCGCAATCATAACAACTAAAAAATAATTAAAATGGCTTTACGAGCACCACAAAACGCAGCAGAGGCAAAATTTCAATATTGTAACTATGGTTACGATAAAAGCAAATATAGCAGTTTTGAAGATTGCATGAAAAGGCATGAAAGCAAATTTTCACCACCACCACAGGATAAAAAAACTATGGAAGGTGCACCTTTGCCAAATGACTCAAGCAATCCTGTAAGCGAAGTTGAAGGCTTATTTGGTGTAAGAATGTCTAAGGGACAAAAATGGGCATGGGTAATTGGTATTACACTAGCTATTTATGGTGTAACGTACTATGTAAATAAAAAATAATTAAAATAAAATAAAATGGCAGTAAGTGCACTACAAGTAACAGAGGAAGCGTTATCATACGCTGTAGTTACTGATAAAGATGGTTTAGTAAGATTACTTAAAAGAAACGGAGTTGTAGTAGGTAACAATCCTTCTGACAAAGAAGTTACTATTGCCGTTTTGATGGCTTCAGCTAAAAGTACAAACTTCAAAAATGAGTTAGCTGATTTTTTAACAGGAAAAGTTAAAGAGGCAGGTGAAACCTTATCATTTGTTGGTAGCTCACAGGATTTTGGCTTTACAGGAATTGACGATTTTCAATTCACAGGAGCAGATGATTTTTATAATATGACTGCTGCTGAAAGAGCTGCAAAAAGAGCTGCTGATGCTCAGGCTGCTGCTGCAAGAAAGAAGGCAAGAGTTACAGCCGAAAATCCTCAAGGAAAAACAGGTGTAGGTCTATTGCTATCTAATATTGGTAGAGCACTTACTAGTCAAGAAACTGTAAATGCAGGTATTCAAATTGGCTTGAATAGAATAAACAATAGAACTCAGGCTGATGCTAATAACATCACTAATCAAGCTGCAGCTTTACAAGCTCAACAAGATGAGCTAAGAGCAAATATGGGTAAGCCTAGTAAGAAAACTAGTGTTACAACATACATCATTGTTGGTGCAGGTGTATTAGTAGCAATCACAGCTATATACCTTATTGTAAAAGCTAAAAAAACTAACTAATCATGGCAACAGATAATAAAATACTATGGTTTGGAGCGGGTATAGTAGCAACTATACTTGCTTTAAGATATTATAGTAAGAAAAAAGGAGTTAAGGTTTCAGATTTAAAAAATGAAAATCCTCCAATCATTGTAGGTGTTCCTGACCCTAACCCTGCTCCTCAGCAGCCATCAAGTGGTTTAACTGCAAACCCTTTAACCGTTAGTGCTTTAGGTAGTGGTGTTAAGCCTCCTATTTACATAAGTTCTCAGAATTTAATACCTAACGTTTATGACAGAGGTGTTGGTGCACCAATGTTTATGAATGCAACGGGTTCAACTCCTGTACACATTCAAGATGCTTGTAGGTGTGCTTCAAAGAATAGACCTCAAAAAACGATTTTATCACAATTTAATCCATAAAAATGAAAAACGGAAAAAATTTACTAGCGTATGCTTTAGGACTTGTAGCACTAGGTGTTACTGTTTATGTAGTTTCTAGAAGTTGGAAGAGCGGTCAAAAATAAAAAAAATAAAAAATGGCTGAAGCATCAGAACTATTACAAAAAGCTAAAGAGCTTAAATCAAAGTCTGATAGTATGGCTTTGAAAAAAACAAAAGGCACTATAACAGGAGGCTTTATTGGAATGGCAGGTGGTCTTTTAATAGGTTATTCTCGTCAGTACAATTTAGTCTCTTCAGCTTTTATAGGAGCTATTATTGGTGGTTTGGTATCTCAGTTATTACTACCTAAAGTAGAGGAATAATGGAACAAAACACAAAAGCATTCATATTAGGTGGGTTAGGTCTTTTAGGCTTAACCTATTTAATTATGAATAAAAGTAAAAAGAAAAGTACTCAGAGCACTGACAAAGAACTTGAAGACTTCTCTAAAAAAAGGGGAGAGGGTGCTATGAAGATTGCAGAAAACGCTAAAGAAAAGGGTGGACTATCAATGCTGACTTACTATCATTTTGATGTAAAAGAACCCTACTATAAGAGTGCTGCTGAAGGCAAATTAGATTTTGCTGAAGCTGAAAAAGAACTTAAAGGTCTGATTAGTGAAGTAAATAACGGTATTCAGGACATGAGTATCGGGCAAATTGACTTTCAAAAAAAGGTTGGTAGAATAGAAGTTTTGGGTGAATTACTAATAGAACACAAATAAAATGGAAAAGAATACAAAAATATTAATCGGGGTTGCAAGTGTATTAGCTGTAGGTGGTTTACTCTATGCTTTTAGAGGAAAGCTATTTGGTAAAAAAGATGGTACTGCTGAAGGCACACCAACAAAAGAAGAGCCAACTGCTCCTCAATTAACGGATGAGCAAAAAAATGCACTTGTATCAGCTAATCTAGCACTGACAAATCCATTAGCTGCTTTATTCTTAAACACAGGCTCAAAACAAGCATATCAGGTTAAAACACTAGGTAGTAATCTAAATATTAGAAAGACTCCAAGTGCAAAATCTGAAATAGTAAAGAAAGTAGCAAACGGAAGTACCCTTTACGGCAGCCCTTCACAGGTTGCAGGTTGGTATCAAGTTTCTGAAGATGGCAATAATATGATAGGTTTTGCTTCTTCTTTGTACTTATTTAAAAAATAAACATGAATATGGCAGAAAGTCAAATTGATTTGGACAAAACACTAACCGCAAATCAGCTTTTCAAAATTTACAAAGAAGATGGCGGTACACTCAATTTCTCTGAGTGGCTAACAAGAGAAAAAACAAAAGGGATTTTCCCTTTGAATGATGAGTTAAATCAAGAAATTAATTTAACTTTAAATAAATTTAAAACTAAAGAAAAAGACATGGGAAAAACAGTATTAGGAATGCCTGTAAAGACTTTATATATCGTTGGTGGTATTATTTTGTTAGCTATTGTAGCTCGTCAAATTATGAAAAAGAAATAATATGAAAATAGGTGATGTACTTATTGGAGTTTTAGTAGGCGGTATTGCTGCTCACTTGTATTACAGAGGTTTCAAAAAACCTTCTGCTAGTTTAATGACAGACGCTGAAGTAAAAGAAGTTATTGCTGATGCTACAAACGTAGAATCTTCAAAGTATACGAATGCTTTTTTAAGAGATTTTGAAGTTGTTTTACCTCCCGTACAAGCTACTAAGGCGGTAAAAGAAAAGGCTTTTGAATCTCAAAAACGTAGAAGTCGTGTAAATCCTGAAAAGATAAAAACCCCTTTGTATACTGATGCAATATAGACTTTGGACAAGATATTCTCCTTGTATGGTGAAGGTCGTAGTGAGAACCACTAGTCCTCAAGTTATTGTATTAAAGGTATACGATGCAGGTCAGGCTAATACCTATTTTACTAATAGAACCAAAACAATAGATGGAACTCAAGACTTATTTGTTAGGATGCCTTTAGCTCCAAACACTTGTCTTTTGGATATATACAACGAAAAAAATGGTAACAAGAAAAAGGGTGAAGACCCTTCTTTTGAAGTACTAGAAGTAAAAAGAGAAGAGCTCGATATTACTTTGGGTAAAACCAAAATGGACACTCCATTAGTTAGGAATTTTGTGGCTTTTGCTCAAAAGTTCTGTTACAATGCAGGTTGGCTATCTTCTAAAAAAGATTATGTAAGTGCTGCAGGTAATTTCAAAATAGAATACCTACCTTTTATTATTAGCAGTAAAGGTCAGAAAATGGCTACTCCTGCTCGTATTAGCACAAAAAATGGTAGAATACAAGTTTCTCAGGAATCCTTTATACCTTTTACTATTCCTATGAGAATGGCAATTTTACTCCATGAGTTTAGCCATTACTATGTGAATAGTGATATATCAAACGAAACTGAAGCAGACTTAAACGGTCTTACAATATATTTAGGCTTGGGCTATCCTATTAAAGAGGCTTATGCTGCTTTTGGAGAAACATTTTTGGGCTATCCATCGGAACAGAATAAATTAAGATACCAAATTATTGATAAGTTCATTAAGGACTATATCGAGGAATATAACATTAAAGACGTTTACGCTTCAGGAAATTAAAAAAATAGTTATGAATAAAAAAGTAGTTTTTTACGTTGGACTTTATGCAGTAGTGGCTTATGGAGCTTACTATATGTTTTTTTCTAAAAATGCTTATGTAAAAACCATCAAAAACACAAACAATTATAGTGGTTCTGCAGAGGAATTAAAAGACTTAGTAGGTATGAACTTTTTGAGACCTTGGGCTAAAGCTGCAAAAAACAATGTTCCAACATTTGAATTTGAGGGTAAAATCTACAATACAAAAGGCGGTAAAATAGTAAGATAAAAAAATATTATGAAAGTATATCAATATTATAAAGATTTGCCACAATGGGCTAAAGGTATAGTTGTAGTAGGCGGTGCTGCAGCCCTATTTTTCGTTGGTAAGAAACTTTACACGATTGTATTTCCTTCAGAAGCAGCTAAAAGAAATGCTGAATTAGGAAGAAACATAAACAGCGAAATATCAAATCTACAAAAAATTCAGGTTGCCTCTTACCCTGATAGCGTATACGATACTTTGGCTAATACTATATATAATAGTATGAGATTTGCCGTTGGTGATGACTATGGTGCAGTTCAAGATTCTTTGAAAAAGATGAAAAATGACCTTGATGTTGCCAAACTCATTAAAGCATTTGGTAGCCGTCAGGACTATGCTTTTGGTATACCTGTGGGTGATAAAATGGACTTATTGACTTACGTTAAGAAGGAATTAGGTAACGAGTGGGGTGGTTTAACAGCTTACAGAGTTACTGATATAAATAAGAATTGGGCTGCTAAAAAGATTAAATACACAATATAAAATAAGGTTATGGCTATAGACATGATTGAAAATAATGAGCTCAGTGCTTTAGCTCCTTCAAGAGTAGGTAATGACAGATGCTTTGTAGACGAAAAAACTAATGGTTATGCTTGTTTTACAGGTGAAGAGCAGTTTTATAGCCTATTTGGTAGCAAAAAGCGTAAACAGTCTATTGCTCAAGTAGAGAAAGATGCTAAAGCAAAGTGGGCTAGATATGATACAAAAACCTGTGGTGGCATTGATTTACTACTTCAAGACGCTATGGTAGAAAGAGAAAGAATTACAAAGCTCATGGCTTCAAGTAATGCTTTTGAATTGCCTATTCAAAGAAAGTTTGCTATTGAGGCAGAAGCTAATGCAAAAATGCTTAGAAATCAGTACGATTGCGTAAATAAAGCTGAAGCTCAAAAAAAGGAAAAAGAGAGAAAAGACCTTTTAGATACCCTTACAACAGTATCAGATACTAGTGTTGATAAAGCAAAAAGTGATTTGATGGGTCTTGACATGGGAGGTGATACAAAAACTGTAGGTGGTGTAAACAAAAATTTATTAATTTACGGTGGAATTGGGCTAGGTGCACTCGTAGTAATTGCATTAATTTTTAGAAAATGAAGAATTTAAGACCACTTTTAGTAGTATCAGGGTTAGCCGTAATCGGTTATGCCCTTGTTCGCTATTACAAGCAGCAGATTAACTTCTTAAAGGACATTACTTATCAAGTAGTAGGTCTTAAAGTGGTTAAAATATCTATGGATAACATATCTTTGGATATTACTAATAGAATCTATAACGCTTCAAATGTAGAGGCTACCATTAAGGAAATGTATCTTGATTTTACTATCAATGGTATCAAAGTAGGTAACGTAAACGATGTGAAAGACATAGTGGTTCTACCTGCTAAAACTACAGATGCAACGTATAGATTTAGCTTTGACCCAAGACTTGTTCTAGGTAATATAGTGAATTTAGTAACACTGACTATTGCAGCAAAAGATATGACTTTTGAGGCAAAGGGCTTTGTAAAAGTGGAAAGTGGCTTTGTAAAAGCAACTATACCTTTTGAGTATAAAAACAATTTTAAGAGCTTAATAAAATAATAAAATGGGAGCAACAAACATTTGGACATACACCCTTACCAATGACAGCTTAACGGTAGTTGCATCAGATAATGCAGTAAGACTAAGCGTTATTTGTCGTTTAGGTACAATAACAGTAGCAGGTAGCGGTACATTTCAAGGTATTGCTTCTGACCCTGTAACCTTAAATGAAGGACAAGGTGTTACTGTTACGGCAGCAGCCGTTTCTAACCCTATTGACGGAGTTACGATTGATGCGGGTACATCGGGGGACATAGCGGAAATAGTTATATCGAAGTCATAAATATTTTCTTACACAAAAAAAAACCATAAAAATGCAAGATTTCATTATCAGTGAAGCAACAAAAATATTCTGTAAAGGCATAAAAAGATATGCTGCAGAATCAAAAAAAGAGGAAAGTGAAGTGTCTTTAATGTTGTATCTTAAAGGCGAAGAAGAGGAAGGATATAAAGTGTGTTACAATAACCAACCTGTAAAAGAGGTTAGTTTAAAAGATATTTTGAACGTAAAATTTGATTTGAAAGGGTATACAGTTTTTGTTCCCCCACATATCATAGGGTTCTTAAACGGATTTAAAGAGGAGTTGGGTAGCGAACAAGTTGATGTCTGTGTTTATTTAGACAAAGAAGATGACGAAAAATGCAGATTCTTTCTATTTAATATAGGTAAATTTGTAAAAGAAGTATATCTAACTGAATTAATAAAAGTGTAAATAAATTATAATGAGCAACTTTCTAGGCACAGACTATTTTGGGTTTACTTCAGGCGGTAGCGGTGGAGGTGGAGCTTCGGGCTCATCAGGTACTAGCGGTCAGACCTTTGGTACTTCAGGTACTTCGGGTATGGGTACTTCAGGCACTAGCGGTAGCTCAGGCACGTCAGGTCTTACAGGTAGCTCAGGCACTGCAGGTCTAACAGGCACTAGCGGTACGTCTGCTTCAAGCGGAAGTAGTGGTTCAAGTGGTAGCTCAGGTGCTTCAGGAAGTTCAGGGGTGAGTGGCACAGCAGGAACAGCAGGTTCTTCAGGAACTAGTGCTTTAGGCTCATCAGGAACTTCAGGTAGTTCGGGTCTTACAGGTACTAGCGGTGTGAGTGCAGCGGGTACTTTGAAAACATTTACGGTTGTACTTAATACGGTGAATGGTGCTTTAAATACTGTAGCAAGTGTAACAGACCCTGTAGGTGCAAATCTTATTGGTGCAGCAGGTTGGTCATTTACTATTGATTCAGGTAGTCAGTTTACTATTGGTCATCCATTAGGAAATGTAATTACAAGTGCGTGGACAAATGGTGTGAATGGAGCAAATGTGCTTACAAGAACTTTTACGGGTAACACCACAGGTAACTATTCTATGTTCCAAGATAGCGGATATACTTCAGTAACTTTTTATAGTTTATCGGGTACTTTGGCAGGATATGCTACAGTAGGTGCTTCTACTATGACAATCTATTTCTTCGCAAAAGTTTAATCTGATGTATGGCGAGTTTGATAAAACCACCTATTACAATACCTGCAAGTATAAACTTCGGTTCTACAAGTGTAGTATCGACCTATGTAAATGCACTTAGTCCTTGGAATGGCTCTCCATTCACTTTTGAATGTGATTTAACTATTGAAATACAAGAGACGAGTAGTTATGATACTACTCCACCTCTTTACTATACTTCTACAAATATTGAAGTTGGAATGTGGCTTGGCTTACCAAATGGTAACTGCTACCGCATTAATGCTATATCTAATATTGGCGGTGAGTTTAATACAAGCTGTACCGTAATTCTACAAGACGTAGACCTTTATAATCTTATTGTTGATAACACCTCAATGGGAAATAACTTCCCACCTGAAGGTTTCGTAGGTGTTATTTTTAGATTAGGTGACGATGGGCTACCTATTGTTGTAGCAACAGAACAAATTAGAAGCCAAATCGGAGACTTATCCAATTGGCTAAATGACCTACATGATAGGTTTAGATTCAGAAACTATTTAACTGACTTTTTCTGCATTGACTTCAACGATACTACTTATTCAGGTATTGCCGTTGGTGATTTTGTTAAAATCAATAGCTCAGGAAAATTTGTCAAAGTAACTTCTACTTTAGAACCCAATATCGTTCAGATAGCGGGTATGGTCACTTCTGCTGATACCCCTGAAAATGGTAATCTTCGTGTAAGACCCGTTGGTCGTATCGTAAGTGGCTTACCTACTCTTGTTGGTAATGTGGGTGATGTACTATATTTTGACCCAAGTGGTTTGAATAACTTATCAGTTACTCCTCCCGCTGTCGGTGATGCTTACCCTGTATATATAAAGATTAATAATACTACTGCTATTATGAACCAAAAGAGTCTAAGTGGCTCTTCAGGTACGGCAGGGACATCAGGCACGTCAGGTTCTAGTGGAACGAGTGCAAGTAGTGGTACGTCTGCAAGTAGTGGTACATCTGCTACTTCAGGTTCAAGTGGCTCATCAGGTAGCTCAGGAACATCAGGTTCAAGCGGTAGCTCAGGAACGAGTGCAAGTTCAGGTTCGTCAGGTACGGCAGGAACTTCAGGCACGTCTGCAACGTCAGGTTCTAGTGGTTCGTCAGGAACGAGTGCTAGTTCAGGTTCGTCAGGTACTACAGGCACTAGTGGTACGGATGGTAGCTCAGGAACGGATGGTAGCTCAGGCACTGATGGTTCTTCGGGTACGAGTGCTTCAAGTGGCACTTCAGGTACAAGTGCATCAGCAGGTACTTCAGGTAGTTCAGGAACTTCTGCATCAAGTGGTTCTTCAGGCACTTCAGGTACGGCAGGAACGGATGGCAGCTCAGGTACTGATGGTTCGTCAGGTACGAGTGCTAGTTCAGGCACGAGTGGTTCAAGTGGCAGCTCAGGTACTTCAGCAAGTTCAGGCTCGTCAGGTACTACAGGTACGAGTGGCACGAGTGGTTCAAGTGGTAGCTCAGGTACGAGTGCATCAAGTGGTACTTCTGCAACTTCAGGTTCGTCAGGCACAAATGGTACGGATGGTAGCTCAGGCTCGTCAGGTACTAGTGGCACGTCTGCAACTTCAGGGAGCTCAGGAACGAGTGCATCAAGTGGTACTTCTGCATCGTCAGGAAGCTCAGGTACAACAGGTACTAGTGGTGTGAGTGGTGTTGCGGGTGGTCTAGTATACTATCTAAATCAGTCTTTAAATACAAGTTCTGCTTTTGGAAGTCCTACATATAAACAATGGTCTCCTATTGGTACAACAACAGGGGAAACTACAGTTGTCACTACTTTTAATCAAAATGTAAGAACTCTAATTGCTACTTATGCAACGGATTCAGGTGTTCCAAACTTTACAAGTATTCCTGCAGGTAATTGGGCTTGGGTAACACACTTTTCTATTGATACAAATGCAACTGTAGCTATAGACATAGAACTTTATAGTTACACAACGGGCGGTGTTTCAACTCTTTTAGGCACTACAAACCTAGACACTGAGTCTATGGCAACGGGTGTTATTAAAGAATTTTTTACAGATTTATTTTTAGGTCAAACCGCTTTAAACGCAACAGATAGGATTTATTGTCAAATTTATGCAGAACACGATGGTGGTGCTAATAAGACTTTAACTTTTTATACAGAGGGTACGAGTAACTACTCATACGCTCAAACAACATTTAACCCTCCAAGTGGTACGTCAGGTACTTCAGGGGCGAATGGCACTAGTGGTACAAATGGTAGCTCAGGCACGAGTGCTTCAAGTGGTACTTCAGCTTCAAGTGGTACGTCAGCAACTTCAGGTAGCTCAGGCACTTCAGGAACGAATGGCAGCAGTGGAACGGATGGCTCATCAGGTACTTCTGCTACTTCAGGTAGTGCAGGTACTTCTGCAACGAGTGGCTCGTCAGGAACTGATGGTTCATCAGGTAGCTCAGGAACGAATGGTTCGTCAGGCACTGCAGGTACAAATGGTAGCTCAGGTACTTCTGCTACTTCAGGCTCAAGTGGGTCAAGTGGTAGCTCAGGCACTGCAGGTGCAAATGGAACGTCAGGCACTAGTGGTAGCTCAGGCACGTCAGCAACATCAGGCTCTAGTGGTTCATCAGGGACTTCAGGGGTAAATGGTTCGTCAGGAACTAGTGGCTCAAGTGGTTCGTCAGGAACTAGTGGCAGCAGTGGAACGAGTGCAACTTCAGGCTCATCAGGTAGCTCAGGTTCATCAGGTTCTAGTGGCACTAGTGGAAATTCAGGGACTAGTGGCTCGTCAGGTACGAGTGCAAGTTCAGGAACTTCAGGTTCGTCAGGTACGAGTGGGTCAAGTGGCTCATCAGGAAGTTCAGGCACTAGTGCAAGTTCAGGCTCATCAGGAAGTTCAGGTACTAGTGGCAGCTCAGGAACGAATGGTTCAAGTGGTTCTAGTGGTTCTTCAGGTGTTGGTGCTGTAATCGTTTTAGGAGCAGGAGCTTGTTCTTCTGTTAGATGTGGAGTAAGTAATAGTGCAACAGGTGGTTTTACAGGTAACTTAGCAGGTCAAAATAATACTATAGGTGGTGTTTGTTTTAACGTTGTAGTAGGTGGTCAAGCAAATACTGCGAGTGGAAATTATTATGCAACTATTGGAAATGGTAGCGGACACACTGCAAGTGGTACATTCTCTACTGTAAGTAACGGATATAAAAATGTATCAAGTGGAACTTATGGATTCACTGCGAGTGGTTCATACAACACAGCTTCAGGTGCTTATGGTTTTGTTGGTAATGGTACTTCAAACATAGCAAGTGGATGTCGTTCTTTTGTAGGTTCAGGTCAAGGAAGCGTAGCTTCAGGTTGTAATGCAGTTATTGGTGGAGGTGGTTTTAATGCAGCATCAGGTACTTTTTCTACAGTAGGTGGTGGTGTTTCAAACTCAGCAAGTGGTGCATTTAATTTTTCAGGAGGCGGATGTTGCAACAATGCAGCTAGTCCTTGTTGGAGCTCAATTGTTGGTGGAGCAACTAATACTATTCTTGCTTGTGGAGGTTTTATTGGAGGAGGAACTTGCAATACAGTTTGTTTATGTTCAAATACACATAAAGGAGTAATTGTAGGCGGTGGTTCAAACTCAGTTTCAGGATGGTATTCATTTATTGGTGCAGGATATAATAATGTAATTGCAAACGGTGTTTATTCAGGTACTATATCAGGTGGCTATCAAAATATAATTTCAGGTGGAATTCATGGGTTTATTGGAGGTGGTAGAGGTAACTCAGTTACAGGCAACCATGCAGCAGTAGGTGGAGGTATTTCTAATAGTGCATCAGGGGCTTGTAGTTTTATAGGTGGAGGTAGTAGTAACACTGCATCAGGTAGTATATCTTTTCTTGGAGCAGGAAACGTTAATACAGCCTCAGGATGTTCTTCAACTGTTGTTGGAGGTACTTGCAATACCGCATCAGGTTGTATGTCTTTTTTAGGTGGTGGTTGTGGAAATACGGTTTCAGGGGGATATGCTTCTTCTATTTTAGGTGGATGTAGCAATACAGCAGCAGGAACAAGGTCTACTGTGGGTGGTGGTTTATTAAACACAGTTACAGGTGCATCAGGAACTATTGCAGGTGGTGAAGTAAACTGTATTTGTTCAGCAGGTATATTTGGTTTTATTGGAGGTGGATATTGTAGTATAGTTTCAGGATGTAGTTCTGCTGTGGTAGGGGGTAGGGCTAATTTAGCTTCAGGTAATTGTTCGTTTGTAGGTGGTGGTAGAACAAATTGTGCTACAGGTTCATCTTCAACTGTTTCAGGGGGTTATAATAGCAAAGCAACAGGTGGATTTTCAAATGTTTCAGGAGGTTATAATAATACAGCTTCAGGTTATCTTGGAACTGTTTCAGGAGGTTATGCCAACGTATCAAGCTCTGATGGAACAGTTGTAAGTGGAGGTAGAAATAACACAGCTAATATTACCCAATCAACAGTTGGAGGTGGTATTTCAAATACAGCATCAGGTTCAGTTTCTACTGTGTCAGGTGGTGCGTCTAATACTGCTTCAGGTAATTGTGCTACTATTGGAGGTGGAACTGTAAATACAGCGAGTGGGTACAAATCATTTATTGGAGGTGGTAATTTAAATACGACATCAGCAGGATACGCTGTTATTAGTGGAGGTCAGCAAAACACCTCAAGTCAATATGCTTCTTTTGTAGGAGGTGGTAGATTAAATAGGGCTTGTACAGGTAATTTCACATCTGTTGTAGGAGGTTTTTGTAATGTTGCTACAGGTGCTTTTGCAATTGTTGGAGGAGGATGTTGCAATACAGCATCAGCACTAACATCAGGTGTATTGAGTGGTAGAGGAAATGTAGCAGGAGGCAATTGGTCATCTATAAGTGGAGGTTATCAAAGTGTAGCATCAGGAAATGAATCTCATGTAGGAGGTGGCAATGCTAACTCTGCTTCAGGATGTATGTCTTTTGTTGGTGCAGGTTTTGCTAATACTGCATCAGGTTTAAGGTCAGGTGTTGGTTCAGGATATCAGAACACAGCTTCAGGAACATATTCATTTGTTGGAGGAGGTAGAGTTAATGGTGCAGCAGGAATATATAGTGTTGTTGGTGGAGGATATGGCAACTGCACTAATGGTGGTCAAGCATCAGTTGTAGGTGGTGAATCAAACTATGCAAATGGTTGTTATTCATTTATAGGTGGTGGTTATGCAAATACAAATTCAGGAGTTTGTTCTTTAATTAGTGGTGGTGCATTTAATTGTATAGCCATAGCAGGAACAGGTATTACTATAGCAGGTGGTACATCAAACTTTATATGTAATGCAACGTCAGCTTCTTGTGGTGCTTGGTCTACTATAGTAGGTGGAACAGGTCATAACACAACAGGTGGTACTTGGACAGGAGGTTGTTTCTCTGTAGCGCCAACAGTTTGCAATGCAGGATATTTCTCATTTATTGGTGGTGGCTTTAGACATATTGCAACAGGTCAGTTTAGTACAATTAGTGGAGGTTATCAAAATAGAGCAACAGGGGCAAACTCTGTAGTTGGAGGAGGTAATGGAAATAGTGCCTCAGGTACTTATTCATTCTTAGGCGGAGGTCTTGGGAACAGTGCTTCAGGTACAAGGTCAGGCATAGTGAGTGGTGAATCAAACCTTGCAAGTGCAAATTATGCTTTTGTGGGGGCAGGATATGATAACACAGCATCAAATGTTTATTCAGCAGTTGTAGGAGGCTATCAAAACTCAGCAAGCGGAACTTATTCGTTTGTTGGAGGCGGTCTTTTAAATGTAGCTTCAGGACCACAATCAAATATAGGCGGAGGTTCTACTAACGCAACTTCAGGAATTCGTTCAAATATATCAGGAGGTATATCTAACATAGCTTCAGGTAACTGCTCTACAGTTGGTGGTGGACAAGGAAACACATCTTCAGGTACTTGGAGTACAATTGGTGGAGGATATAATAACTTATCATGTAACAATCGTACTGTAGTATCAGGGGGTGAGTGTGGTCGTGCAACAGGAGGTTATTCATCTATATTAGGTGGTTTTGTAAATATAGCTTCAGCTTCTATGTCATCAGTAGGAGGTGGTAGAGCTAACACTGCATCAGGGGAATACTCTGTGGTTTCAGGTGGTTGTACAAATACAGCTTCAGGTTATTCAGCAACAATAAGTGGTGGTAGGAATAATACATCTTCAAGTTATTGGACAGTAGTTGGTGGAGGTATAAGTAATGCATCATCAGGACAAAGAGCTACAATTGCAGGAGGCGACTCCAATATAGCATCAGGAGCTTGTTCTACAGTTGGAGGAGGTAAAAGTAACACTGCATCAAATCGTTATTCATTTGTTGGAGGTGGAAGAAGTAACACAGCAAGTGGGTCTTATGATGCAACTATAGGTGGTGGTTATTTTAATATAGCTTCAGGAACATACGCTTCTACTATAAGTGGTGGATACAGAAACTGTTCTACAAGCCACATGAGTACAGTAGGAGGAGGTAGATTCAATACTGCCTCAGGATATTGCTCTACAGTTAGTGGTGGTCATAGTAACTGTGCAACTGTTGAGGGAGCTGCTGTAGCAGGTGGTTCTACCAACTCTGCAACTTCTAATCATTCTTTTGTAGGAGGTGGTCTTCAAAACACAGCTAATGCTATTAGAGCTACAGTAGCAGGTGGAAGATGTAATACTGCTTCAGGTAATTGTTCATTTATTGGAGGAGGAGATATAAACATAGCTTCAGCAGCTAATTCAACTATTAGTGGAGGTTTGACCAATACTGCTTCAGGTATTCGTTCCTTTATTGGAAGTGGACAAAGTAATATAGCTTCAGGTAATTGCTCAACCATTAGTGGTGGTTTAACTAATACAGCATCAGGAGCACATTCAGCAATAGGTGGTGGTTGTTGCAATACTGCATCTTGTAATAATGCTGCTGTTAGTGGTGGTAGAGTAAACACTGCATCAGGTGCATACTCATTTATAGGAGGAGGATTAAGTAATGAAGCAGCAGGTAATGGTGGTTCAACAGTAAGCGGTGGTTATGGAAACCAAGCATTAGGTTTAAGTTCTGCTGTTAGTGGAGGATGTAAAAACTATGCTGCAGCTTTTGGTGGATTTATTGGTGGTGGTAACTGCAATAATGTATATAATGCAACATCAGGTTGTTTAGCTTATGGTGCTGTAGTTGTTGGGGGTGTAGGTAATAACACTACAGGTGGGACTTGGAGCTTGGCTTCTTGTGCATTTACATCAGCACCAACATTTTGTGCAGCAGGTCAATACTCTTTCATAGGAGGAGGATTTCAAAATAGAGCAACAGGAGTAATTTCAGTTGTATCAGGAGGATGTAATAATACTGCATCAGGTACTTATTCAACAGTATCAGGTGGAAGAAACAATTCAGCAGTAATACACGGAACTATTGGTGGTGGTGCAAATAATACAGTGAGTGCAGGGTATGGCACAATAGCAGGAGGTGATACAAACACAGCAAGTGGAACTAATTCATTTGTTGGTTCAGGACTTTCTAATATAGGAAGTGGAGCTAAATCAGTAGTGGCAGGAGGACAATCTAACACAGCATCAGGGAATTGTTCTTTTGTTGGAGGTGGTATATCTAACTCAGCTTCAGGGACACATTCTACGGTAGCAGGTGGTCAGTCTAATACTGCTTCAAGTTGTTGTGCTTTTGTTGGAGGAGGATTTAATAATAGAGCCACTACATGGGGAGCTGTTGTTGTTGGAGGTACAGGTAACTTAGTTTGTGGACCATATAAAGCAGCTATTGTTGGTGGTTCAGCAAATACAGCATCAGGATATTATTCATTTATTGGAGCAGGATATGCAAACGTCATTTGTAATGTTTATTCAGGTACAATATCGGGAGGTTATCTGAATACAATTTCAGCAGGTTGTCAAGGATTTATTGGTGGTGGTAGACAAAACGTAGTTACAGGAGTTTGGGGAGCAGTAGCGGGTGGTAGATTAAATACAGCTTCAGGTAGCCAATCAATGGCTAGTGGAGGATTTACAAATACAGCTTCAGGTAATTATACAGCTATTGGTGGAGGAAGAATAAATACTGCATCAGGTGGTTTTTCAGCAATTGCAGGAGGTAGAGATAATACAGCGTCAGGTTATGCATCAATATCAGCAGGAGGTAAAGCTAACTGTGCTACCACAACATATTCAACTGTATCAGGTGGTTATTTAAATAGAGCTACAACTGCAGATTATGGAACTGTAAGTGGTGGTTATGGAAATGTTGCTTCAGGTGCATTTTCAACAATTAGTGGTGGAAGAAATAATAGTGTATCAGGTAGTGTTGCATTCATTGGAGGAGGTATATGTAACGTTGCTTCAGGAGCTTGTTCTGCTGTTTTAGGCGGTATAAGTAATACAGCATCAGGAGCATTTTCAGGAGCATTTGGTTGTGGCATAACAGCTAGTGCTGCTTGTACATTCTATTCAAATAACTTTTGTGCAACATCTTGTATGTTTGCCACAGCGTTTTTTGAAACATCAGATTGCAGATTAAAAAATGTACATAATACATTTAGTGCTTATGATGGAATCAACTTTGCTAACTTCAGTTGGAAATCAGATACAGAAAACAAATCTTGTTATGGTTACATAGCTCAAGATGTAGAAAAGATACTTCCAAACGCTGTACATAATAACATAGAAGGATATAAGCAAGTAGATTACAACCAAGTAAACACTTACAAATTGTCTAAACTAGAGGAAAGAATAGCTAAATTAGAAGAGAAACTTAAAAAATACGAAGCGTAATGAGTTGGGCAGGTATAGCAAATAATCAATGTATATCTTTTAATAATCTTCAAGATGCTGTAACTACAGGGGTATTTGCCTTAAAAAATACAATTCCTGTAAGCACAGAGCAGATTACAAAAGCTGATGCTGACTATTATGTATATATTGATACAGCTTATGGACCATATGCAAGTAAGGCTTCAAATCAACTAGTCGTAAAATCAAATTTACAACCCCCACCAACTACTAGTACAACAACCACTACGACAACAGCAGCTTGTCAGCAATTATTCTTATATCCTAACAATGTAAACCCATGCGACCATTTCAATACTTTAACATTGTTTGATACTGATAACGCTTTAGCCCCTACAATACTTTATGTATCAGGTGGCTGTGGAACAACTCCTGTTGCGGGTGGAAACCTTTGGTATTCTCAAGGAGCAGGTTCAGACAGCTATCAAGTAGATAATAGCGGTAATATTATTAGTACATTCCCTTGTTAATAATCAATAAAAAAATACTAAATTTACAATCATAAAAATAAAAACAATGGCAAACCCTTGGAACACACTACACATCTTCGGTTTTGGAACAGTTCAAGCTATTTCTGATACCCAAAATGTACAAGCACCTTATTCTGCAGTAAAAGACTTAGCAGATTTAGTAGTAGACAGCGTATGGAGTAAAAGACCTGAAGGTTATGCAGGTCAAAAGACTTACCATGCAATCAATAACTTCTATGAGCTATTCTCAGATTGGCTTCCTAATGAACCAAACGTTCAGTCTTTTAGAGTTCAAGCTGCAGACTTAGACCAACAATTATTAGATGACCTTGCTCAAGCAGTACTTGCGTATGTTGAGCCTACTACAACGTCTACAACTACTAGTACAACAACTAAAGCTCCTACAACGAGTTCTACTACAAGTACTACAACAAAGGCTTAAACCTTAATAATTAAAAAATAATCATGAAAAACATCATTTTTTCCATTTCAGGCGGTATTGGAAAGTCAATCACTGCCACTGCTGTTTGTAAAGCAATTAAGAAAAAATACCCATCTGACAAATTAATTGTACTTACAGGTTATCCTGAAGTATTTTCTAATAGTAAAGATGTAGATATGGCTTTTGGCTTTGGTCAAGAAGCGTATTTCTATTCTAAGTATATCGAAAATCAGGACGTTCTAGTTATGGCAAATGAGCCATACAATGTTACTGAGCACATCCTTTGCAAAGAGCATTTGATTGAAACTTGGTGCAAAATGTTTGATGTACCATACGATAATGAACAGCCTGAAGTTGTAATAAACGAAAGAGAAAGAACCTTTTTCAAGCAGAAATACTACTCTGACAAACCTATCATGCTTATCCAAACCAATGGTGGTGCTGCAGGTCAGGAGCTAAAATATTCATGGGCTAGAGATATTCCAAGACATATTGTAGATAAAGTGATTCGTGCTTTTGCAGATGAATACAATATCATTCATGCTAGAAGAGAAGACCAAGTTGGTTTTGAAGGCACTTTCTCTGTTACTGATAACTTTAAAGGAATGGCAGTACTTTGTGAAATGAGTGAGAAAAGATTCTTTATGGACAGCTTCTTACAACATACTGCTGCTGCACTTAATAAAAAATCTACTGTTTGTTGGATAGCTAATACCCCAAAGGTATTTGGTTATGAGCTTCATGATAACATTTTAGCAGCTCCATTTACTGTTAAGCCTGATTTAAAAGCATCAGTATTTAGCAAATTCAATATTATAGGACTACTTGAGGAGTTCCCTTACAATAATGAAGAGGAAATCTTTAATGCAGACGAAATTATAGAATCTATAAAGAAACAAGAGAAGGCGGGTCAATAACCCGCTTTTTTTATTTCCTCAATTACCCTTTGAGCACTAATAGATTTATGGCACTCAAAAGCCTGTGGGGTGTCTTCATGATTTGGACACCAAAAAAAATCACCCTTGTTAAATCTGTAAGCAGGGTTATTCCAACAGCCATGACAAACTGATTCATCTGTTATTCTTATGCAGTCCGTTTGAAACTCATGGTCTTTGGTGCTAAAATTAGCAATCATAAATACTTTCTTTTGCATAGCCCAAGAGAGCCATGAAATTCCTGAGCTAAGTCCAATGTAAAATTTAGCGTGGTGCAAATAGTTCATAACAGAGGGTATACTTTTATCTAAAATTTCTGTTAGATTATCTAGCTCTGATACTTCTTTTGATACTTCTACTACCTTATACCCTTCAGATACTAGCCAATCAACTAGCTCCTGCCAATAGTCCCAATATTTTAACTGAGCTGTGCTATGTATTGAAATACAGACATATTTCTGCTCAATGGGTCTTTCTTTTGGAATAAAGTCTAATTTGGGTATTACCTCTTTGTATTCTAATCTTAAAATATTAGTGGCAGCTTGTTGTAAAGGAATAGTCACAGGGTGCTGAGGCTCTTTATTCTTATCATAAAACCAACCTAGCTCAAACATACCTGCAATATTTTCCACCACTACACCTCTACCAACAAACTTTAATTCAGGATATGATTTCTCAAACAAAGAGTTCATGAAAGTAGAAACAATCACCTCACACTTGTACTTTATTCTAAATTCCTCACAATAAGGAATCCAAGCCAAAGTATCACCTAAGCTCTTACTCTCAAAGCATATAAATACCTTTTTGCCCTTAAAATGCTCTAGTATATTTACTTTTTCTATGATTCTATTGTTATACTTTACTTCTATAGTTACATCAGTCAAATACCTTTTATCTAGCCTAGACCACATATTTGGCTTTAAAGAAGTTTCATAAATAACTTTATTAGAGCTGTTGTCAGTGAACGTAACATTGTAGTTAAGGTTTTTACCTCCGTCACTTTTAATCTCAAAGAAAAGACCATTTACATGGTGCAGATTGTATTTAATCATTTTATCGGTTGTATATGTTTAAGTACTTAGTTTTAACCTCCTCACTTGTATCTTGAATACCAATAATTTCAAAGGCTTCATACATCTTTTTTAAATAGCCAACTATGGTAGACCAATCGTGCTCTTCTTTGTTTACAAGCATTTTATTTCTGATAGTTTCATAGTTATCATACACATACTGAATCTTTGAACAAATCTCATCTACATCAAGTGCTTTTAAAATCTGCAAACCTTCAATGTGTCTACTACCATCATAAGAGCCCACAATCGGTAAACCACAAGCCCAAGACTCAAGCAAAGTAATATTTGGAGCTCCAAATTCGCAGCTAGAAGGGTGTAAGAATATTTTATGTTCTTGTAAATATTTTAATTTAATTAGTTCGTTTGGATTTGTAGTATCAATAGTCAATCCTCTATATTCTAGTAGGTCTTTATGTATTTCAAAAAAATGTTGATTAGATTCGTTTCCAACTATTGTTATAGGTAAATCAAGTTTTTTTGCAGCTTCGATTCCAAGCCTAAAACCTTTTCGGTCTATGGAAAAATCTCCAATAGCTCCATTTGCAGCTACCATTAGTAGCTCATTTTTTCTGTTAGAAATATCACTAGGAACATAAAATTCTGTATCTACTCCATGTGGTAGATAAAATAGTTTATCCGTACTGTCAAAGAAGTTTATAACCGATTCAGCGTGACAGATTGAAAATACAGAACCTTTGATAGCTTCCAATTGCTGATTGTAAAGCCAACTGCCCTTTCCATGATAAAACGAGGAGTGGTCGTGATTAGAGTATATATAAGGTATGCCTCTCTCTTTAGCTTCTAAGCAAAGATTACTTACATGAATATGTACTATAGTATCTTTATCACACTTTACATCATTTAGCCACTTGAACTCTGTTTGAATACCATAGTCCTCTAATTTTTTTCTGTACTCTTCCATTAATAACTCAACAGCACCATATTTTCTTTCTGCAGTTTTGCCTATAGGAAGATTACTGCTGATTACTTGTATTACTTTCATAATATTTAAATTTTTGTCTACCTGCATGATTTTGTTTTCCTCTGCAACATCTTATAATACTTGACATATCAATTTTTAAATATAAAGATGCTTCAGTTATGCTATCCCATAGTTTTACAAAATTTTCTTCAATGTCAAGTTGAATTATTTTCTTTTTATTTTTCAAACTAATATTATCTCTGTTTTTTTGGTCTTTATAATAATTCTTTAAACTTATTCTCTGTTTTTCTTTTGTTTCAAGACTTCTATTTTTACCTATAATACTCATCTTTTCTCTAAACTCAGGTGTCCTCTGAGAAATAGCTTTTGAAGCATAAATATTCTTTTTAACATCAGGTCTTTGCATAGCTTCTTTTGTCTTCTGACTAATAATATCTCTTAAATTAGGAATCTTTTCAAATAATAGTATTGATATTTCTTTTCTCATTTTTCTTTTATCAGGGCTACTATAAGCCAACTTTTGAGCTATTCTGTTCTTTTCTAAAGCACCATCTTTTTTAAAATACTCTTTTCTTTTTTCACTCATTTTTTTTCTACTTTCAATAGAAAATTTAAACCCATTTGTTGTATCTCCACCAATCGTCAAATTACATAAGTCTCCAAACCCCAAGTCGGCTCTGCCATAAAAAGAAATTAAATATTTTTCTATTACACAAGCCTCTTCATAGCAAATGTCTTTATGTGTAATTTGTACTGAATAACCATGCTTATTGATTATTGCATTCCATCGTTTATTTCTTGATGCTTTTGTATAAGCTCTTTTTTCAGATTTACCAATTCCAACATAAAAAACATTTTTAAATTCATCTTCTATATCTAACCTTCTATGTATATATACTATTGCCATTATAAAAATTTTTTATACGTTCTGTCAATAGTTGAAAAACCATCAAATTGACTAGTCAGCCTTTTATGGACTATCGCCATGTTGTAAGGTGAATTAACAAAGACGGAATTAAAGAAAATATCGGCTGCATCGAATTTTTCTGTTCTTAATTTTTCTTTCAGCCATTTTTTTATCTCGATTGGGAACATAATACACTGAATCCCTATGATGTGATTTGTAATGTAGATTAAGTCTTGATTAGGTATTTCTCTAACCACAGGGGATTGCAGCCAACCATGTTCAAGCGTAGCTTTGTCACCATAAGACATATACCCTATATTGTTATCGGTGATAGTCGGACAAGTTGATTCTACTGTTTTTATAAAATCTTCTATTGGCAATTCTAACTTACAATCACCTTCACAAACCATTAAATAGTCACAATCTTCAAATTCACTTAAAATAGCTTCTTTGAATGCTAGATAGCAGCCGTAGTGACTTGGGGTAAGTTGAGTACCGATACGCTGAATAGTTTGTTCATCGAAGAGTTCGTATGAAACACAATCGGGTCTTTGGCAGTTGTGTTTAGGTGGCAAGTCTGTGTATGGTGTATTGGTGTGCAAGATATATTCCCACCCATACTCTCTAACCTTTTGGAGTTGCTCTCTGCTTTTTTGTTCTTTTTCATCGTTTCTAGTAGTTTGAAGGTGTACTAATTTTATTTTTGGTCTTTTGTTCCACTTAAAATGTCCTGTATTGCTATATTTTGCTAACGTCTCTTCATTTATCTTGTAGTGCTCTTTTTTGTAAACTTGTTCACCATCATAAAACTCTAAGGTTACGAGTACATCTTCACCTGAATAAACAAACTCTTGCATAGCTTCATTTGTCTTACTTATTTCGATGGTTTTCATATAATTGAAATTCTTACTATCTATGCTAATTTTTAGCTTTCTGTCATCTACATTATATGTATAGAAATAGAACATAAAATTGTTCTGTTTTCGAAAAATTGGTAAAATAGAATAGTATTCAGAGTTAGAAGCCACACCTAAACCACTATGTTTTAAAAGGGTCTGCTCCTGATTATGAATGAGCGTTACTTCATTATTTGAGTTGTTGTTATTTATTACTTTTATTAAAAAGTCTTCTAAAAAGTTCTGTGCTCCAACTCTTTCACAAAGCTCATTGTATTTGTCAGCGGTGCGTACATCTTCAAAAGCCTGTAGAAAATAATGTACGTCAAATGTCATTCCATTGGTTTGTATACCTTTCCCAAATGGTGTATCTAAAGTCCCTAAAAAAGCCCCTTTGCTACTTTGCACAGACTTGTAACTCTCTTCTATAATATCCAAGTCCTTCTCATGTAAGATTACGTCATAGGTTGTATAAAAGAATCTTTTGTAGCCCATCTGCTTTGCGTATTTTGCTGCAGTTATCAAATTGGTATAAACACAAAGAGATTGGTTGCTGTATTTAAGTCCGTTTATATTTATTTCAGCGTAATAGTCATCTGTGTTTCTAAAAAATCTTGTATAGTAAGAGTGGTGAGTTAATGGGTTATACTTATCGTAGATATAGTGCTCTACTAAGTTTTGGGTTTCAGTATCAACAGGTAAATGAGAAATAAGCAATACGTCTCTACCTGTAACCTTCAGGCTTTTAATGGTGTCCTTAGTTATTTGTACCCTGCTTTTTAGATTTGGATAAGTACCTAAAATGATAAGTTCCTCATTTGAACCATACAAATTTGAAGGGCTTGTAAGAGCTTTTATTTTATCTGTGTCTTGTAACGTATCACCTGATAGTAGATTAAAGTCAGTTTTCTGATTGTACTTGTTTAGATATACGTCTAAATTGTGCATGAGCTTTGGCAGGTCTTTATATTTTGCAGCTTCTTTAATTACCAACGGGTTTAATTCTTTATTGCCCTTATCACCTTTGGAAGTGAATAGAAATAAGTCTGCAGCTTGTAAAAAGGTTTCTGTGTCTGACCTTTCACCCCAAACAATACAATTTTCAGGTTTTTTATCCATTAAAGGTTTCCAATAAAATGCAAAGTTTTCAGCCTGATTGCCAATAAAATGAAACTTAACTTTATAGTCAGATAGTTTTTCAGCTAGTTCAAAAGAGTATTTTTGATTTTTACGAGGGGTAAAAAGTCCTATCACCACAATGTGCTTGTAATCATGCTCAAGCCTAAGTTCCTCTCTAGCTTTTACTTTGTTTCTCTCTATGTAGTCTATTGGGTATTCTACAACAGTAGCAGGAATATTGAACTGATTATACATAAGTGAATTGTAAGCACTTACAAATACAAATTCGTCAGGAGTATAAATTTTGTTCTTTGGGTTAAAGCTACTGTCATGAGTGGTTTCAAAAATCTTGTATTTCCTATCAGACAAGTATATCCAATCGGCTATGGCTTTATCCATAAACATTTCAGGAAACTCCTCCATTGATATTACATCAGGTTCAAAATCTTCAATTATTTTTTTAAGCATACCTGATTTGTCTCCACTTAAAGAGTAAAAGTTATCAAGTCCTACAAGGTCAATTATCCTATTTCTTTGCACCACAAACTGATA